CTGAACGTTGATATGCAACTACTGTTCTATCAGAATTTGAATCATAAGTGGTGTTGACATAACTAATTGATGCACTCAGTTGTTGCCACTCCGTCATAGATCCAAAAGTAATTGCACCGCCTGATATGGTTCCTACAGCCGATTCTCCGTAGGATGCTCTAGTCCAACAAATAACTACTTTTTGACTTGTGGAATCATAAGAAATGTCTTGTGCTGATATTTGTGTTTGTCTGTATTCTACCCCACTAGCAAATGAAATACCTGTGCCAGTTACAGTGCCTACATAAGCTACTCCGTAATAGTTAGAAGAAGTTGGATCAGCCGTAACAGCTACTATTTTGTCGGCTGAGGCATCATAAGTGATACTGTTGTAACTGGAAGAGAGTGATTGGTAAGCTGCCGAAGCACCAAACGAAACAGTGTTGTTTGATGAGTTTATAGCTCCAACGATAGATGTTCCGTGACCTGTAGATGGGTTTTGGAATCCAAAGACAACTTGATTGCTTCCACTGTCGAACACACCTTTCATGTCAGTAGATGTAAGTCCACCTGTAAACGCTGTAGGTGTTCCCGCTTCACCCGGACTAGCTTCTGAGGTAATACCTACTCCACCTTGTGGATTGTATTTTCCACTGTTACCGCTCGTAATTGTTTCAGCCGCTATGCCAATAAAATCAGTATTATTAGTTGTTGTTTTGGCATTTTGAAACATTCTAGCTTCGCCATTTCCGTTGGCATGGTTTTGATAAGCGTATATCAGTTGTTGTGCATCAGGATCATATTCAATAGCATTATATCGGTAGTTAGCAGTCGGTGCTAATCGGGTTCGTGTTGAAAAAGTAATCGTATTTCCACTTTGCGTACCGACACTGTAATAACTATACCCGTCAGTATCGTCACGCCATGTAAAAAGCAATTTGTTGGCACTTGGGTCAAATCCGAGTCCATTCCAAGAAACTTGATAGGTTGCAAATCTATTGTTCCCACCCCAATTTATACTGGTTGATGAAACAGTACCAACATATGCGTCACCGTACCCAGAAGCAGCGGAATCGTGGCAGACAGCCACAAATTTTTGTTCTGTGCTATTGTAACAAACCTTGAGATAGTTATAGTAACCTGACCCCTGTGTAATGACATTTACTGATCCAAACTGTAAATTTCCACCGCTTACAGTACAATGATAGGCCGCAAATCGGCTCGTACTTATTTCTCTTGCAATTACACAAAAACATTGATCGTCCGGACTATATGCAATGTCATTGTCAATGGGGTTACTTGTAGAGTAAACGGTTGTACCACCCCAACTTGTTGTCGTCCCAGATGTCGTACCGAAGTATCCACGCCCATAACTATTAGCGTCTCTAAAAACTGCGACTACACCTTGATTTACCTCATCATATGCACATCTGATGTAATTAGTTTGTTGGTTATATATTTGAGAAGTTGATCCAAAAGAAATATTATTGGTGCCACTGGTAATAGTGCCAACTGCACTGACACCTTTTGTGGTTCCGTTATCGTAGCTGACAACAATTATTTTATTCTGACTAGCATCAAAACAACAATCTAGTCCACCACTTGTTTGGGTCATCACTTGGGTAGCAGTTCCGAAAGTTATTGAGCTACCACTGACCGTTCCAACTTGTGCACGGGGATAGGAGCCATTGATATAATAACAAACACAAATTCTATCAACATTAGTGTCATAAGCTATCGCTACTTCATATGGATAATTGCCACCTGAATCGTAAGTAACAGTTGATCCAAACCCTTCACTTATTTGTGTTTCACCCACCGCTTCTATCTGTCCGTTTGACTTTAATACGATAGTTTGACCAGTAGCTATATTACCAGAGGCTATGGCTGTAGCTTCTTTCGCACTGCCACCCGCAGGGAGTAAATCAGATAAATTTGTCATGTTTCAAATTCCAAGTTAATACTGGATGTACTCAATGCCTTACCTATTCTCAACCCTGTCGAAGTTGTTGAGATAGTTCCATCGTCTGCAACGTAATACACACTGTTTGGGGTCAGTCCTGAAAGTCCATTACTTGCTATACCACCCTTAATTGTAATATTACCCGTAGAAGCATTTGCTATGTTTTCATCTGCAATTCCGACAAAACTAGAAACGGTAGTGGCCTCTGGTGTGTAAATTACAGCCTCACCTTGGTTCCCTCCGGGTGAACTAGATTGATTTTGACACATTTGCACCATTTGTTTGACTGTAGACATAGAAGCCACTCTAGCATTATTTCTGTTAAGTCCTTGTTGATTGCCCGTAACTGCACTTAACACAGCCGTATTACCGTTAAAAGTTACAGTTTGTTGCCTTACAGACGTAGAGGATGCCCACTGTATTCCGAGTTTTTTTATTCCAGAGTTATAATCGCAGCTTATGTTAGGATAGCTATTGTTCGTAAACAAAACGTTTTTCGCGCTTCCAAAATGTGCATAAGTTGTTCCGCTTAGTCTTCCCGCTTGATATGTAGGATAATATCCATTCGAAGAATCTGCGAATATGATAAATATGACATCTGAGTCGGGAATGTAACCAATGTCATGATATCCATAACTTGAAGTGAATCCCCCAGTTACTGCCGTAGTCCATCCTGCCCAACTAACGTTAGAAGCAGATGGCGTACCAACATTGATGATCGCATTATTGCTTTGCGCACATAATAAGATAATTTTATCATTAGTTGAATCATACGTTACAACAGGACGATAAGGAGTTATGCCAGAAGGCACGGCAATGTTACCACCTGTTGAACTGTTTACTAAGGGTGTAATTGTTGATGTTGAAACAGAACACAGATTGTAATTTAATCTTGCATTGCTAGTGTCATAACCTACTACAAATAACCTATCAACACTTGGAACATAGCACGCGGCTACCCCTTGTGCTTGTTGTCCAACAAGTGTAACGCTACTTTGTACGGTATTGTTAAATCCCGGAGTTACCACATTTCCTTTAATGTGATGAGGGGAAGAAAGACTAGCTAAACCAACCACTCTGTCAATCGAAGGAATTTCAACCACCGTTACACCCGTTCCCACAGATGTTGGCGTGCCAGACGTAATTAAATCTGTAGAGTTTCCAATTGAAAACGATGCCGCATTACCTAAAGAGCCGTTAGGTTGCACTCCCCTTACTTGAGCTACACTACCTGCGTTGCTGTTACTATAAATTAAAGTGAAATAACCAGACGCTTCATCGTAACACCCATCGATATACTCAATAGCTTGTCCACCACTAACAGCTTGACCTGCATTTATACCCGCTGATTGTTGTGAAACAGGAGCGACCTGACCACTGCTTTCAATAATAACTGCATCGCCTTGTGAGATCGTACCGTTGGCGGTAAAACTTACATTTTTGCCACCGGCACCAGCGGGGAGTAGATCAGATAAATTACTCATTACAGATCCTTAATGTTTAAAGTAGTAGCTGATACTGCCGTACCAATAAATGTGTTACCAGAAGACGATGACGTTATCGTTCCGTTGTCTGCAACATACATGGTTGCACCGGGCGTCATACCACTTTGAGATTCATTTATCCCACCTAATAAACTGACATTACCACTAGCTCCCGATGAAATTGCCTGAGATGTGATACCAATTAATTTATTCACATTACTACCTTCTGGCGCAAATACTACGGCACCAGCATAGCCAACAGCATTTTCCGTGTAAGTCACCAAAACTCGATTGGCACTACTATCGAAAGCATTGCTTAACCTTCCTGTTAAATTACTGTAAAACTGAATTGGTGTTCCAAAAGTTAAAGTCGTTCCCGAAACACTTGCTGCCACGACATTTCCATATTGATTTGCGTCAGCATAAGAGATAACTAGTTTCTTTGCATTGCTATCCCATGCAGCTCCCATACTATAAACTCTTGAGCTTCCATTGAAAAAAACCTCAGTTCCAAAAGTTATTGTATTTCCAGAGCTAGGAATGGTGGCAGCAATAGCTGATGGATAACGTGAGTTACTGGTATTCGCAGTAATTATAAAAACTGTATTACTAGCGTCATCAGATACTAGGTTAGTATAATCGGATTGTGCTGTATTGGAACCATTCAACGACACATAAGCAACTACACCCCCAAAAGTTACAGTTGTTCCACTCGTAGTGGGCAGTTGAACAGCAACATTTGTAGAGTTGTTATCATTGTAGATAAAAACATAACGATTTGTCGTGGTATTATAAGTAAGGGCCAAATAACTTGCAGTTGCACTATCCGCTGTTGCCGGAGAACCGAAAGAAATAGTTGTTCCAGAAACCGTTCCTACTATCCCCGTTGGTCTACCACTGTTGCCATTATTTTTATATACAACTAAAAACGTCCCTTGATCAGGGTTGAAAACAGCCGTTATATCTTCAGTGCTACTTCCGTTGAAAGTTGTCGGACTTGAGGGAAAGCTGATAGAATTACCGCTCACGACTCCTACTTTTGCTTGACCAGCCGATGACGCATTAACATTTTGGAAAAAAACGACTACTTTGTCGTTTGTGGTGTCATACCCAATAGAATGTACAATCACAAAATTTTGTTGGAACATTGTTTGCGTACCAAACGTGATTGTATTATTTGATGGATCTACATCTCCGACGACACAATATCCGTAGTAACTAGCATTGCCATCATAATAAGCAACAATAACTTTTTGCGAGTCTGGATCATAAACTGATCCGTAAGGCGTTGTGGATAAGTAAGTTGCAGTTGATGGCCCCCATTGAAGGGTAGATCCTGCTGCTTGGCTTGTTTGAGCGATTGCTTCTACTTTGCCATCGGATCTAAGAGCTACCGTTTGTCCATTACTAAGCGTGCCTTGAGCTATAAATTGTACATTATTTTGTCCACCGCCAGAGGGCAGTAGCTCTGACAGATTGCTCATTTTATACGCTCCATCCTATGGTTGCGTTGATGTAAGTCATCGTTATTTCAGCAAAGTTTTTGTCGAAAACCAAATCACTTGCAGAACTTGCAATGTTACTTCCATTTCTTGCCACGGTAAAAGTCGTGGTTGCCGCTGCCCCTGTACCATCTTTGACAACAACAAAATCGCCCGCTGATGGACCCGCTGGTAATGTTATAGTGATAGACCCCGCACTAGCTACAAGAAACTGTCCAGATGTTGCATTTGTGTTACCACTTACAATCGTGGGTGCCTCTATACCAGCCGCCTCTGCAGCAGATGTCCACGTCGTGCCATTTGACTTTAAGACATTACCACTTGTTCCCGGAGCAACGAAGTTAGGAGCACCCGTTCCGTTGCCAATTACGACATTATTTGCTGTAAGTGGTGCGCTTTTTACAAGTTTTCCGCTAGTTCCATCAAAGGCTACAATGGCACCATCCGTTGCTGATGCTGGCCCCGCAACATCACCAGTATTTCCCGCAGATGATGCTATCTCTTTGACTACGCCAGAAGAATTTTTGAAAAACAGTTTCTCATCGGCAGTGTTGATAGCTAGTTCGCCATCCTGTAAATCACTAGCACTTGGCGTATTCGAAGATGTTGAACTTCGATATAGCTGAATAGGTGTAAAACCAGTTTGTGGCATTAGAGTCTCCTATTAATTGTATTATACATTAAAATGTTCCTCCTGAAATACCAGAAGTTGCAGTTAATGATGTGAACGTTCCAGCTGCTGGCGTCGATCCACCAATTACAGCATTGTCTATTGTTCCACCGGATATCGTAGGAGCAATGGGGGATGCCAACTTAGCAGTCGTTACAATGCCATCTGCTAGTTGTTGGGTTGTTAAAGGTATGTCGGTTGGTGCATTACCAATATAAGGGTTCGCCATTAAGTTATCTCCAAGATTGATAAAACAGCATCTATGGATGTAGCTGTATCTGATTTAACTTTAATCGAGTCATTAGGTTCCATGACAATTTTCTGATTACCACCGATTGGTACGATTGCACCACCCGTAGGCACCGGAGCACTTTTGACTATGTAAGTATCGTTTGCTCCGTCATTCAAAGTAACGTCAATGTTGACTGTGGCCCCCGTTGTGTTGGCAACTGTCAAACCAATAACAGTTGTTTGAGTCGCTGCTGGGACGGTATACGAACCAACTGCCGTTAGAGACGTTCCTATATCCCTTGATAATTTTCTTTCAAAAGCATTTGCCATGTTTTCTCCTTACCCCAATGCAATCGCTAATGCAATAACATCGTCAGTTGTAACCCCTGCACTTGGTGCTGATGAAACCCAGTTTGTTCCGTCAGATGTAAGCACATTTCCATTCGCTCCGGGTGATGTGAGTCCAGTACCTCCATGTGCTGGAACGAGTGTACCTGATAGTGTAATATCACCAGTGCTTAAACTATTGGGTGTGAATCCTGTCGTTCCTGCACTGAATGCGCTAACAGCCGTTGTGATTGCACCTGCCCACGCAAAGGCACTTCCATCCCATTTTAAAAATCTGTTTGCAGTCGATGGAGCGGCTATAAAGTCGGTTGTGTCGGCGGATGTGTTGTAAACAATCCTATTAGCTGAACCGCCTGCTACATTAGTTGCTTTGGTTGCTGTAGCTGCGTTACCAGTTATACTTATGGCCCATGTACCCGTGGCACCCGTTCCATTGAGTGGCACTGCCCCAACATCACTAGCAGTAAGTGTAACAGCACCAACTTGTCCGTTTACGGAAGTAACAGTGTTGCTTTGGTCAATTTTTTGCCAAACCCCAGTGCTTGCAAATACAGCCCAATCGCCCACTTCCCAATCGGTAATTCCGTCAAGGTTTGTGTTACCGGCAACGCTGACGATGTAGTAATAACCGTTAACCCCTGAGCTTGATGTAAGTGTAGGCGTGTTAGTCGAGGCGTTCCATGTTCCTTGGAAATTTAAACCCGTTTGAAAAGATGCAGTCGATACCGAGGTAATTACACCCTTGTCATTTATTGCGACGACAGGGATAGCACTCGATGATCCATACGTTCCGGGTGTCACTCCAGAGGTAGGTAAGTCTGCATCGACTAGTGTTCTAAATGCTGTTGGGGCTGCTGCACCGGAAGTTGGCCCTGCAAAGACTACGTTGGCTGGTTGGTCAGATTGTAAGAGAGCCGATCCCCAAGTATACGATCCGGTTCCACCAGAAACGAGAACTTGTCCGTTGGCTCCCGCTGGACCAATAGCGAGATCACCACTTCCACCGTAAACTATACCTCCTGGCGTTGATGTTATACTCCGTCCTGTACCACCTTGATCAATTGGTAAAACACCGTCAATTTCGTCTGAATTAGATAAATCTACTGGTGGATGTTGATGATCACCTCTTGCCAACTCGTTAGACGTTCCAGCCGACCCACCAGTTGTTCCTTTAAGTGGAACGTTATCTTCAAAGTCTGCCGTAAGTGTTACATTCGAACTTAAATTACCACCACCCTCTAATCCATTACCTGCAATGATCTGTGTAGACGTTGGTACTCCACCTGTAGAGGCAGTCACCGTGCTCACGGCAGTTATTCGTCCAGTGGAATCAACGGTGACTACTGGAATTTGGGTTGTGCTCCCGTATGTTCCGGGAGTTGCTCCACTAGCTGCAAGTTGCACCGTTCCAATACCGCCACTTGCAACGCTTAATGTTATGTCTTGATTGAGTTGTCCACCACCTGTCAAACCAGTTCCAGCTATGACTTGTCGTGAGGTTGGAACCCCTGCAACTTGTAGTAAGTCTCCCGCTCTAACTTGATAACTTACACCTTGGTAATTAAACAGTAACATACCATCGGCAGATGCTACTGGAGCCGTAGGCAATTGCGATATTCTGGTGGGTATTAAATTACTTGGAACGTTAGTCATCTAATTTATCTCCAGATAATTATCACCGTCTTCCGTGACGATAAATTCATCCCCAGCTTCTTGAATTAGACCAGCGGGATGCGTGTCTATATTTCTATCTGGTCTAACAAATGGCAACACGATTTGATCTGGTCTTCGTGGTGGTAATCGGTAGGGGTCAAATTGATCTCTATCTTCCTTACAAACTCGTAGCCCCGGATCGTTAGGGTCAGGATATAAATCAGCCAAAAAGAATTTACGCGAACATCTAGCACATATTCCGATACCGAATGTTGGTTGTCCTGTTGGGTCTAAATACTTACTCATCTTGTATAGGGTCCAATACCCGGATTGATTTGTGTTGGAGATCCATCACCGTCACCATCCCACGCTCGTTGCATTGAAATAGCAGCTCGTTGTTCTAGTAGAGGTATTATATTCGCATCGACGCTTGGTGTTTCCATCGCAACTTTAGATGCTAATCCGTTTACAATAGCCTCTAGCCATCGATTAGGGATCTCAACTTCTT